AAGATCTAAGTGAAGGTCGTGCTGTTGTTGACACAACTCCATCTTCAGTTAATACAGACGAAGATGAAGAAGATGCACTTAGCTATTTTGCAAAATTAGCTGAAAATTAGAAAATACCCCGAAAAAATTTTCGGGCCATTTTTTACGCCAGAGGTCGCTCAAAGTGACCTCTTTTTTTATGGGGAAATTATTCTTGGATTCTCTGTTTTTTTCAAGTCATCACTAATATATTGACTTGATCTCTTATATTCCATGATATCTGACATATCTCTTAAAAATAATTCTAAAAACTCTGGTTTTAAAATATCTATCTCTCTTTTCTTGTCATTCAGATCAATTTCATGTTGTAGAAAAGAAACTGATTTAATTCTAGACTCTGTTTTTGATACTCCTCGATCAACAAATGTAATTGAATGATTAGACTCTACAAACAATCCCTCTTGTTGAATTAATCTTCCAAGAGAATCTAAAACTTTCAAAGTTTCGTAATGATGAATATTTGACAACTGTTCACTCGTGTATTTGTTATTTAAATAAGTATTTAAATCCTGTTGAGACATTGGCCATTCTTCTCTCACGTTGATAACATTATTAGTTGTTAAAACAACCCAATCAAGTGCTGAATCTCCATAAATTTTAGCAGCGACACTATCTGGTCTCTCATCACCATCAATTGAATACTTTGTGAATTGCGTATATGAATCAAAGATGTCATCACGCATCACTGCTCTTTTAAATATATTTTTAACTTTTATATAATCGTATGCAGAGTTACGATCATTCGCTAAAGAAGGATAATCCAACTCTGGCAATTGTCTGAAGTATGAATTTGATGATCCAGATGAATAAGTCATTTTAATATCCTACACTAGTTTCATTTTGTGCTTCAGCATACTCTTGATCTTGTTTGTAAACTGGTCTCAATTCAGTAAATTGTAAATTTACGACAACTGCAACTGGTTGAGAGTCTTGATACGCAGACCAAAATCCGTCAGGAGCATAATCAACTGTGATATTTCTCAAAGCCATCTCATTAAATTTATTAACAGTTGGTAAGAAGTAATCACTACTTCCTTGACCTCTACCATATGTAAGTTGAAATATACTCGGAGTCTGTAATAAAGCTCGATCATTAAACACTGGTGCAGCACCAGTTTTAAACCAACGAATAATTTTTCTAATCATCTCACCTTCTTTTTTACTTCTTGCAACCATTAAAAATTTAAATGCAAAGTCTCTTAAAACAGGCCCTTGGAATAAAAGTTCAGCATTTGGATTTAATATTCTTCCACCTGATCTTGCTAAAAATTCATCAGCACCAATATTGATTCCAGCTGCTTTAGCCACACTGCTAGCGAAAAGACCACCACCAGCAATACCTAGATTTTTCAGATCTTGTCCTGATACACCACTCAAGTCTTTTGCTTTTTGTTCAAAAAAGCCTGCAAATTCCTGATTTTTACCAATACCTTCACCTCTTATAAGATTAGAGAATGCATCAATTCCTCCGACAGTGGCTCCACCTATTTGTTGTCCAGCCGCAGCGATACCTAAAGTAAACACATCTAAATCACTTTCTCCCCACTGAGCTCCATTTGAATCACTAACTTTAGGCATAGGTAGAATTACACCACCTTGATATTGACCGTATGGTGTTCCTTTTACAGAATCTCCTTTTCCTTCAAATCCATAATCACCTTTTTGTGGAGGTCTACTCGCTTGAACTCCTGTATCTGGTCTTTTATATAAGTATCGATTTATTTTTAAATGATCTTGATTTATGTCAATATCTAGAGGATATGATAAAACTGTATATGCAGCAGTTCTTTTACGTTTTGGTACAGCTGCGATTGGTGATTCAGATTCCTCCTCTATAAATTGTTTATTGTCTAATTTTTTCTTTTGAGTATTGTAATAACTTGTCAACACTTCATCATCAGCAACGTCAACTGTATCTGTAACTCCTTCTTTGTTAAATTTTGCGATATTAAATGCTCTTACAGATTTATCATCTGATTTAATCTCTGAAAACTCTGATGAAGATGGATCAAGAGGTACAAAAACACTCGAATCATTTAATTTACTTATGCCAATTAATTTATCATTATCGTAAGAGAAATGATACTCTGATAATGATACTCCTATGTTATATGGTTTACTTTTTACGACAGTCATTAATTTTTGTTGTAAATTCTACTTCTAGGGACACTAATACCTCTCATATCAACAAATTTTTCAGTCGGTAACTGTGACACATCTGACCATTCTGATTCTGGAATACGATATGGTTGTCCTCTGACACCAGCATAAAGATATTTATGTAACGTTCTCCGAGGCGCAGCGATTGAACCCTGAGCAGAGTTATTTAGTAAGCTTATTGCAAGTTCTTCTCTTTGATTCAAACGAAGATAGTGTAGATTACAACCTAAAAATCCACCTGTTTGATATTCAATCACATATGAAAGTGGATACATGTCATAATATGGTTGTTTTGTTTGTGCTTGGTATGTGAAAAAATATAATTGGCCAGGAGCAAATCCACCTGTATCTGCAGCGTCATCATCAAAGTTAGTTGATCCAAGTTCTTGTATTAATTGTTGACGAAAGAAATCCTCATTGACCTGACCACCAACTCTACCTAATATGTTCTGAAGAATACTCATCGAATTCCTAACTCTTTCTCAGTCATGATTTTAAATTCTAATTTACGATCATCACAAAATTCTCTTGCAGCTTTCCACTTTGCTTGATTCTTAACATATGTAATTGATTCACTCATCAATGTTTTTCTTGATTTACCTTTTGTTGCTTTTGGTTCAAGTGTTTCTCTCATTGGTTTTACCTCAATTACTGATCTACGAATATCACCATTCCTATCTTTGTATTTAATAAAGAAATCTGGAAAATATCTACGAACTCGATTTGTAGTTGGATCACGATATGGTATGAAAAATTCCTCTGATGCCCATTCAAGGACATTTTCATTTAGATCGCAGTAATTCATAAACTTTCTTTCCCATAAAGACCTATAAATAATATTATGTTGATCGCCTTTATATTTTTTAGGATTAGAAGGTTTATATATTCCTTTATAACTCATACATAGTATAACAACCCAATTTTATTTATCGTGTCATTTCCAAAGAGATCAGAAATATTTAGAGGATCCATGCTTGATATTCGGGATCCAATATCTCGTTCGTCATTAGATACTTATTATCAAGTTGATTTTGCTTTTGGTAGAAAATCAAACTGGTTGACGGATAGTGAAGGATTAGCAAGTGGTGGAAGAATTTTTAATGGTAATACTCTTGAAAGAAAAATGTCAATTCTTTGTAATCAGGCAGAGATTCCTGGCACTTCATACTTAACGACACAAGCCGTCGGACATTATCAAGGTATTCAAGAACAGTTTCCAACTCTTAGACAGTTTCCACCACTTAATTTGAGCTTTTATGTTGATGCAAATCATGTTATACTAAGAGTATGGGAAAGTTGGATGACTTATATTAATCCAGTTTATTCAAATAAAAGAGAATCTTACAACGGTTATGGTCGTTTAAATTATCCTGACGATTATAAGGAAACGATTCATATCACTAAATTTGAAAGAGATGCCTTTATCGATGAAAAACGTTATGATTATAAAAATGCTCAAAAAAAGAAACCAACAAGTAGACTAACTCAATATAAATTTATGAACGTTTGGCCAACTAATATGGAATCTATGAGAATATCATATGGTGGATCTGAAGTTTTGCGTTGCACAGTTCAACTCGCATATGATAGATTTTTCACTGAATTTGATAAATCAAATATAGTTGAAAATGTAGAAGACAGGGGAATTATAAGTAATGTTCCCTTGTACAAAGGTAACAATCAAACTGTGCCATCTGGATCTTTTAATATTAGTAAGAAAAATATTAAAGATACAGGTCAATTAGTTAGAGCTGATAATGCACAATATGGAAATACATTTCCAAGAGGATCCTTCTAAATAAAACACTGAATTGAAACATTATGCCATTGCCAACAATAACAACTCCAACATATGAGTTGAAATTACCATCTACAGGTAAAAAAATAAAGTATAGACCATTTTTAGTTAGAGAAGAGAAAATATTGATTATGGCTCTAGAGTCAAAAAATCAAAATGAAATTACAAACTCCGTTAAGGATACATTAAAGAATTGTATCATAACGAGAGGTGTTAAAGTTGACGATCTTCCAACATTTGATATTGAATTTATATTTTTGAATATTCGATCTAAATCAATTGGTGAATCAATTAATATCATGGTGACATGTCCTGATGACGGAGAAACACAAGTTCCAGTTACTTTATATGTTGATGAAATTGAAGTGATTAAACCAGATGATCATACAACTGACATACCCTTAGATAAGGATATGACTCTTCGTATGAAATATCCATCACTGAGTCAGTTTATTGAAAATAATTTTGAAGTTGATGATGATCCACAAGCAAACATAGATAAAACTTTTAAAATTGTTGCTGATTGCATGGATACAATTTATACAAAAGATGATGCATGGGATACAAAAGACTATACTGAAAAAGAAAAATTTGAATTTGTTGAACAATTAAGTCCTAAACAGTATCGATTAGTAGAGAAATTTTTTGCAACAATGCCTAAGTTATCTCATACAATAGAGGTAACAAATCCAAACACAAAGAAAAAAGGAAGTGTCGTTCTGGAGGGTCTAGCCGATTTTTTCGGTTAAGTATTGCACGAGAGGATCTTGAATCTTATTTCCGTATCAATTTCGCTCTCATGCAATACCATAAATATAGCTTGACGGAACTAGAAAATATGATGCCTTGGGAAAGAGACATTTACTTATCTCTTCTTAAAGATTATATTGACAAAGAAAACCTAAAACGACAACAACAAGAGGGCGTCCAAAAGTATGGATGAGGATCAACCTAAAAAGAAAATAACTCTCAATAATTTTTTTGAACAGATTGTTGAAATTGATAAGGTGGCTCAGACTGCTTTGACAAATTCTAATAACTTAGAATTGCAATTCAAATCAATTCAACTCGATTTAACAAGGTTAGTTCAAACTTTATCTGCATTTGATCCTATTCAAACTCAGTTAAGTCAGGTAACTAATATTATAGTTCAAAATCAAATTGATAGAGGTTTAGCTCTTGATCAAAAAGAAAAAGAAGTGTTCGCTGCAGAGGATAAAAAACAAAAAACTATTAAAAGTGAAAAAGAAGATAAGAAAGGTATTGATGAATTAAAAGAAGAAAGTTTGTCAGATCAAGTCAAAAATAGATTAAAAGAATCTGTTAAAGATATTCGAGAGGAAATATCAAAATCAGGAGCTCTTGGACTTGGATTAGCTTCATTAGGAGCATATGGTGCTGGATCTTTGATGGGCGATAGAGGTCTAGGGTCAAATCTTTTAGGAGTAGCAGATGCAGCTACATTTAACTTATTTGACTTTGATAATTTAGGAAAGCCTGGTCAAAATAATAGTGGTAGTAGTGAATACACTGGTGCTGGTGGAAGAAATAATCCAGATAAAAAATATAACGGAGGTGAAGTATTTGGTAAAAGAAATGATATTGATACAGTGCCTACTTTACTGACAAAGGGTGAAACAGTTGCGTCTAAGTCTGAGACCAAACGTATGAAACAAAGTGGTTTTACCTCGATCAGTGGACTTTTGAGTTTTTTAGAAAATATGAGAAAAAAGATGTTTAATAATTTTGGAAATAAAAAAGATATTTCATACACAGCTGAGGATTATGCTGTCGCAGCTGCGATTGCAACAGAGGGTGGAACAGGATTATCTGCAACTGATATTCAACAAGTGATACAGAATCGAGTTGAATCTGATCGATATCCTAATAATCGTATTGAAGTCTTGGCTGCTCCTGGCCAGTTTGAAGGAGTTTTTACAAGAAACATAAGTGAATTTAAAAAAATTAATAATCTAAAATCTGCTGCTAAGTGGTCTGGTCGTCCAGAGAGCCATATTGCACAGATTTTGAAGGATATGCACAACTCGAACTATATTGCAGACTCTTCTAAGAATGTAAACAGAGCTTTAGAGTTTAGAGGTAGTCCCGAAACAGTTTTAATGGTTAATAGTGACGATAATCCATACAATAATATCATAGCTAATGACAAGGGAATTATTCCAAATACATTTTATAGAGGTGGCAGCACTGATAATCAATTTTTAATTGATCCAAAACAAGATCCGTTGCATGATAGAATTGCTCCTATTGATTTACAGGCTTCTAATATCATATTACCACCACAAATAGTTCAAGGCACAAATCAAACTATAAGTGATGGTGGATCTAGAGGAGATGTTAAGGTCAGTTCTGATTCTGTAGAATCTACGAAATCTCCAATACAATCGATTAGTATTGCTGAATTTAATAGTATTGAAAATTTAAACATATTGGTAAGTTAAATGTCTATTTCAATTCAACAATTTTTACTATCAGAGGGATCTAAAAACTCAAGACTTTTAAAAAAGTCTATTCTTTTATCACGCAGATCTGATGAAAGAGAGAAAGTTATAAATGAAAAACTTAATAAAATAAATGCTCAAAATGTTGTTCCTCAAAAAGATCCGCAAACAGATGTTTTTGCTTATTTCTCCGTAGGATATTTACAGGGATTTAAACAGGGATTTAAAGAAGGAGCTGCGTTTACTGTTTCAAATATGCCAGATGACAATGAAAACAATTTTTTCTCATCTTTTTTAAATAATAAAAATATGAAGGGATTTTCTGAGGGTGGTAGACCTCCAGTTGGAAAACCATCGATTGTTGGTGAAAAGGGAGCAGAAATTTTTGTGCCTGATGTTTCTGGAACTGTTATATCTAATAAAAATATTAATCTCTCTCTGCCATCAATGTCAAAAATGAGAACGGTTGTACAACCAATAATTCAAAAAGATACGCAAGTTGTAACGAAAACAATTGTTAAAAAACAAATGCAGCCAGTTCCAATTTTTATTTCATCAAATAGAAATATTAGTAAATTAGCATCGATGATATCATAATGGATAAATCTTACTTAATAACTCAATGTAGCGTTTTTAAAAAACTTGATGGTGACTCATCAAGTGAATTTGGATTACTTGCTGGTAATCCAAACATTTCATATTACGAGAGTCTTTTTAGTCCATCAGTCAATGTTACCATTGAAACTACGGATGTTAGTGGTTTTGTTAGTCGTGAAGAAATATATGGTGGACAATCGATAGAAATTTCAATAAAGATGTTTGATCCAGACATCGATGATTTTAAAATTAAAAAGAATAAACATGGATTAGTTGTTAATTCTGTAAAGAATGTCACGATGGATTTTAAAGAATCAAAATCAACTCTTGAGTGTGTGTCAAAAGACTTTTTAAGAAATGAAGTTGCCAGATTAAATCGAAGATTTACAGGAAATATAACTGAAATTGTTAAAAAAATTATGGAGGAGGAACCAAAAGGTATTAAAACAACTAAGGATATTGAAGTTGATCAAGCGACTAATTCATATACATTTTGTGGGAATTTGAAAAGATCGATAGACACAATTCAGTGGTTACAACCAAAGGCTAAATCAGAAAATCAATTTGGATTTTTATTTTTTGAAGACTATGATGGATATAAATTTAAGTCAATCGAGAGTCTTTTAAAACAAGAACCATTCACAGATCAACCTTTTGAAATGTCACAAACGTCTACTTCAAGCCGTTTTGCGATTCTTGATGCAGTAATGGTTCAAACTAATGATGTCTTTTTAAATATGAGATCAGGAACATATAATAATGATACAACATACATAGACCTGATATCACAAACTAAATCTGTTGATGATTTTAAAATAGATAACTTAAAAGATTTAAAAAATCCTCCTAAGTTACCAGATAATTTGACAGATAGTACATCTAGAAAAATGTTGAGATTTGATGATCCTGGCGTGATGCAAAAAGGGTCAAAAAGAGAGGACGAACAACCAAAAGAAGAGCTTGCCAAAATACAAAATCAATCCTATGCTAGAAATAACCTTTTGTTCTCTCAAGCTTTAAAAATCAAGGTATCATTTAACCCTAGTCTTAGAGTTGGAAAGATAATTGAGGTTAGACTTCCAGTGGATACAGACTCCTCTGAATCAGGAGTGAAGTATCAAAAATTAGGTAAAGGAGATCTTAGTGGCAAGTATCTAATCTCTGAATTGAGACATAAGGTGGGAAGTAACAAATCAAGCACACATTTAACGTTAGTTCGTGATTTGTTTACGAAGGATAACGCTTAAATAAAAGAAACAGGAGAATCAAATGAAATCAATCGAAGATCACATTGAATACGATAAAAAAATTGCTGACGACCCACAAGCGAATCCAGCAGCAAGAAGACATGCAAAAGAAGAGTTGCATGAACTTGAAGAGTATGTAGAACATCACAAAGCAGAAATTGAAGCAGGCGATCATCATGATCCAAATGCTTTAGAACTATTTTGTGATATGCATCCTGATGAACCAGAGTGTCTAATATACGACGATTAATTAAATGAGTCAAAACTTTTTTGGTAAAGATCCTATGCAATGGTGGATTGGTCAAGTGACTGATCCAGATAAAGGAGAGTGGGGTGATTCATTAGCCAAACAACAAGTCGAGGACGGAAAGGATGTTGTTAAGTTTAGATGCCGAGTTCGTATTGTTGGATATCATGGCAGTGATGATGATTTACCAGATAAAGATCTACCGTTAGCGCATGTTCTTTTACCGTCAAACGTTAGCACGGTTGGTGGATGTATGGAGAGCATGCAATATCAAGGTGGAGAGGTTGTAGTTGGATTCTTCGCTGATGGTGAAGATGGACAACAACCAGTCATTTTTGGAACTTTATTCAAACAAGATTATATTGAAGATTTATTGCCTCCATCAGAATTTAATAAGAAACAATATACAGATTTTATTCCATATACACCACCAAAAGTTATTCAAAAATATTCTGGAAAACATCGAGTAAATTCAAACTGGATTCCAACTAATCCAGGCTCTAGAAGAACTGGTGGTCTTGGCGTTGTTTTAGCACAAGCAGAACGAGAATCAGACAATAACTCAGCTAAAACAATCACAACAACCTCTCCTTGTCAAGACAATGAAATTAATAAAATAAGTGATGCGATCAAAGAATTTACAGAAAAACTTCAATCTCTACAACCATTAAATGAAACTCAAACTTATATCGACCCTACTTATGGTGGTTTAATTGATATTCAAAATGAAATCAAACTTACTACGACTAAAATACATGACTCTATGACACGTTTAATTCGTCGTGGTAGATCATGGACAATACAAGAAACTTTAAAAAAATTAAATCTAACTCTAAAAGATAAAACACCAAAGACTTTACATGGCCCTGTTGGAGGAGCTGCTAAAAATCTTACTGATATCATATTCTGTAATTTTGAAAAAATACAAGATCAACTTGTAAATTATCTTTCAAAAAGTTTAGAGAACATGATAGGTCAAGTTTTGGATGTTCCCATTTGTGGAATTGAAAACTTCTTAGGTGACATGTTTGGACAAATCAATAATATTCTTGATAGTAGCCTTGGCACTATGTTTTCTCAATTAAATAATATTCAAGGTGGTGGCATCGCACTTCCAAGTAAAACATTTTCAAAAGCAATTCAATTTTCAAATATTCTTACAAATGTTCTTGATTGTGATCGAATTAAATGCCCTAAACCAACAAAATTCTCAACAAAAGGTGGTGTTTCAAATATAATTCCAGATGATTTCGGTAATATCATATCAAAGGCTGGATTGAGTGCTCTTACAAATCTCGCTGATGGTATTGATAGTATCGCAGATGGAATCCCAGCATTACCTAGTGCTCCAAACTGTGACACGAGTGTTCTTAAATGTGGCCCGCCAAGAGTTGATTTTGTTGGAAGTAGTGGTCAAGGTGCGAGTGGAAGTGCAATAGTAAATGCTCTTGGTAATATTATTGGTGTTGCAATTAATGGGCCAGGATTTGGATTTGAGGAACCACCTTTACTATCATTCTTTGATAGTTGTGACAATGGTTATGGTGCTGGAGGATATCCAATCATGGGTAATGTGTCAGTTCTTCGTTATTCAACTGAGGACAGAGACAATGAATTAATACCAGTTACAGCAAATGTTGGTGACATTGTATTTGATAATGATGAAAATGCACTAAAAGTTAATGATGTTGGATTAAATGTTACGAACTCTGATTTACCAATCTATCTTCCAGATCCAAATGGAAATGAGATTGGTGTCATTGATGTTGTAATTACAAATCCTGGCCAAGATTATCTACCAAACACAACTGAAACTGACATTGATGGAAATGTCAAAGAAGTGATTCCAGATCCAAACGCAAACTATGATGGAGAAGTTTCATATATTACACAATTGAGTGATGTAATTGTACAAAATGTTGGTTTTGGTTATGAAGAGGGTGATACTGCGATTGTTGAGGGTGGACAGATTAGTAATTCAACAATAGGTGTTGGTGGAACTACAGGTGTTACAAGGCCAGGCCAAGCAGAAGTTGAATTACAAATACAGGATGGTTATGTTATAGGTGCAAACGTTGTCAATGGTGGTTTTGGATTTACTGATCTTCCAGATATACTAATAAATAGTGACACTGGAATCGGTGCTAGATTAACTCCAGTTCTAAAATTCACAAAGGTCGAAGACGCAAAACAAATAACAGAAATTACACAAGATGCTGTAGTTACTGTGATTAGTTGTATTCAAAAATAAAATGTCAAGAACAAACTTAAAGAAACCTAAAGACGGACAAGATTTAGAGAGGATAACTCGTAAGAGATATACTCTTGATAGCGGTCAAAATCATAGTCATGGAATGATTAATTATAGGGTTCTTACTCAAGAGTCTCAGTCTTTTTCTTTCCATTCTAGCACTGGTCAAGGAGAGTCTGCTGGTGGTGGGCCTGGAACTGGTCGAGCAGTTTTATATACGCCAGGCATGTCAATGGAAGTTTTGGGTCAAGGACTAAAGGTTAAGGGGCCTGGTGATGACGTTCCAAATTATGCAAAAATAATTACATGTGATAAAGGTGACATGCTTTTTGATGCCAGAGATGGTAATATTACTTTAAGAGCAAGAAATATAAACATTGAAGCATTTGGTGGTGGTGATGATGGCACTGTTTCCATTGATGGTGCAAAAGTCGTAAACGTAAACGCACCTGATGTAAGACTTCGAGGTGAAAAAGTAACCATTGTTGCTGACAACACAATGCATGTTGTAAGTCAAGGTTTTATGGAAATATCATATAACTTTAACTTAAGTGCTTCTTCATCAGATTTAGATTTTGGATTCATATCTCAAGTTTTAAAAGAGAGAAAACTTAAATTAACAGATCTAACTTAAAATGCAAATCTCAAAGACAACAACAGATAAAATAATTGTAGGATCTAATGATGTATCCTTTCCAGATGGCGGGCCAGACTCTGTTCCTTGTGGAACTGCTGTGTTAAATGGGCCTGTTTATGTTGGAAAACCATCAGCATCGCCAGGATATGAGGGAGTTTTGAATGTAAGTTCAAATTCAGCACCACAACAATCTCTTAATCAACAACCAGATTGTAATGCAAGTTTAGCAATCAAATCTGACGGTAATGTTAATATTTCTGGTGATGGTAAAACAGCAGACGCTTTGCTTGTATCAAAGGGTTCTGCTCGTGCTGCAACCTTTATTGGAGGAAGTCCAGATGCTGTCATCATTCAAGGTGATTTATTTGTAAGTGGTTCAACCGATACAGGTAATAAGGGAAGACTTGCATCTAGATTTTCCGCTGCTGATGGTAAACCAAAACCTTTTGATATTCAACATCCCACGAAGGGTGAAGGACATAGACTTCGCTACGCTTGCATTGAGGGCCCAGAGGTAGGAGTTTATTATCGTGGTAGATTGAAAGAATCAAATGTAATTGAATTGCCTTACTATTGGAAAGATTTAGTTCATGAAGATAGTATCACTGTTCAGTTACAACCGATTGGGTCAAATCAAAATCTTGTGATTCAAGAGTTTAATAATGAATTCATTGTCATCGCAGAGGATTCAACTAATACTGATTTGATTACTGATTTATCAACTATTGATTGTTTTTACCATGTATATGGTGAAAGAAAGGATATCAATCCTTTGATAGTTGAGTATGAGGGCAACAGTTGGGAAGATTATCCTGATCCTAACTTTGATCCTAATAAAGTTGATGATGATAAAAAAACTTATACTGATCCTCGTTTCTCTGGCCCACCAAACACAATTACTACTTGAAAAAATTAATTTATATAGAGGAGAATTTTATTTCTCTTGATGAGTGTCAAGAACTTATTGAATTATCTAAGTCAAATCAAAATGAGATGTCTTATGGTGATGAAAGTCGAGGTGGTAATACATATCTAACAACTCTTGATGGAATATATTTTGAATCTCAGAAAAACAATGCTATTGATAGAGTAACGAATGTTTGTAAGACATTTGATTCAAGAGTGATCATAGATTATGCAGGCGTGGTGAGATGGCCTTCTGGCACTTTTATGAAACCTCATATTGATCCACATAGACCTAATCAAGATCCTGATTTATTCGCAGCAGTTGTCTATTTAAATGATGACTTTGATGGTGGATATACTTGTTTTGATGAGTATGAGATAAAACCAGAGATAGGTAAGTTACTTATCTTCTCAAACTCTGTATATAAACATTCAGTAAGTAAGATTGAAGGTGGTGAAAGATTTGCTCTTAGTATATGGTATAATCAATGAAAAAGGTCATGTATGTTGAGGAGGATTTTTTAAATCCATCTTTATGTCAACCATTTATCGATCTTCATGAAAAAGAAAATGATTCTTTTTTAGAGGCGGTGACACATTCAAATTCTGATGAGACTTTGAGTTATGCTCCTAAGATACCAGAACCAGATGGTGATTATGGTGCAATTTATTTGGGTGGAGATGTGCGTCCTGTTGATATTAAATTGACAAAGGATGAACTATTTAAAAATACTATCAGTAATGTAACCAGTATTTGTAAGACCTTTGTAAATGACATACAATTAGATTATTGTGGTGTCATAAGATGGCCTAAGGGAACTTTCATGAAACCTCATTATGATAAATCTGAAATGTTTAGTCCTAATGTTCTCGCAGCATTTTTATATTTGAATGATGACTACGTTGGCGGTCACACTCAATTTGACACAATAGATGAGAGGGTATGGTTTGATGTTAAACCAAAAACTGGCAAGTTGTTGATTTTTTCAAATCGAGAGTATCTTCATCATGTCAGTAAAGTTGAGTCTGGAACTCGATACATATTATCTTTTTGGTTTAATGCCCTCGTATTGTCATAAAGAAACTGGAAAAAGATTTCTTTTTATTCATATTCCAAGAACTGCTGGTAGATTTTTACATGAAAATTTTAAATTAAACGGATTTGAACCAGAACAACTTATCTGGAAACATGTAGATGGAATTGAAATAGCTCACTTTCACAGGGAACTCTATCAAAAACATCTAAATATAAAAGACATTAAACATGTAACAATTGTTAGGGATCCTCTTCAGAGATATCTCTCATTGAAAACACATAATTATCCAGATAACGAGAACTGGTTGAGACCACAAGTTGATTATGTAACAGAAGAAACTAACATTTGGAAGTTTGAAGATGGATTTGATGAAAAATTTTCTACATGGTTGAGTGAGGTGTTGAAAACACACATCAAAATAAAAGAGTTAGACTCTGATTATACATACAATGAAAAAGGTCAAAAACTTTTTCTTGAGTATAAAGATCCTAATTATAAGAAGATTGAAAGCACTGATGAGATCGTAAATCATGTTAAATCTTTTTATCAAGAGGATTATAAACTTTGGTATAACTCATTGAATAAATAAACTTAGACAGAATCTGTAATTAGA